GCTCCTCACTGGGATTGGGCAGCAGGATGTGTCACTACCCACCAAGGGCACCCTCGATCTGACCGAGTTCCTGTGGTCGGAATTTGGGTTTTGCTAATTGTCACACTAGAGTGACGTAATAACTGGCCGTGAACTATGACGACACGAGCGCAGGATAAAATCCACTTCACCCGGCAACAGTACGAGTTCCTGCTCAAGACGTTCCCTGCCCCGGCCATCACGCCGGACAGCACGATGAATGAGCTGCAGAACGCTGCTGGTGCCTACCGAGTGGTGCAACTGGTCGAACGTCTGGTCACAGCGACTGAGCGGGTGTACATCCAATGAACCTTTGTATGTACGTCCGCGACGTTGGTGAACCGACCGAGATGCGACCATTTGCGGAAGTTGTAACGAAGGAACTTCCCGAGTACAGCTGGACCTCCCCGGAGGCTAGCGCAGAACGCATCCTCAAATCCGTGCTAGCGAATGAGCGAGTGGAGTTAGTCTACAAAGACAACGACCTCCCCGCAGCGTGCGCTGTGCTGGTAGCAGAGGATGATGACCACGTAGGCCCGTGCCTAACCGTGCAGTGGATGTACGTGATGCCAGCCTACCGGCGGACTGGGCTGGCCGAGAGCCTGATCCAGACTACTGAGGCACTTGCCCTACAAATGGGACTACCGGCCATTGCGTACACTCGCCGAATCGGTGAGGTGCGCTATGAGAATACTTACCGGAGGCTACATGGGTAAGAAGGTTGGAAAGGTGTTCAAGAAGGTGGTAAAAGTCGCCTCGCTTGGCGCCGTAGGTAATGGCGGCTGGGGCAGTAAAGCACTCGGCGCCCTATCTGGTGGGTTGCTCGGGGGTGGTGCTGATAAAGTGCCCGATACCGGGGCGGCCTTGGCGCAAGCTCTTACCGAGCAGGCGAGTAGGGCGCAGAACGCAAACGCGGACTTATCGCTAGATAACGTGGCGACTGTGGAGACTGCGGGTACGGCGAACGCCTTATCCGGCATCCAGAAGAAGCGCCGCAGTGCTGCAGGCGGTAGCTTAGCCGCGTCACTCGGCATTAACGTGAGGTGACGTATGGCTCGTGAACTCGCATCTCAGATGTGGTCGCAGTACCGCGATACGCTGGCCATCCGTAAGGCCGAAGACTTCGCGAAGTTCACGATCCCGTCACTGATGGTTGATCCTCTGAACTATCAGGATCAGTCGCAGACACTGGAGTATGACTTCCAGTCCTACGGCTCCCTGCTCGTGAACAATGCAACAAGCAAGCTCACCACCGCGCTGTTCCCTCCGGGGCGCCCGTGCTTCGTGGTCGAACTTGACGCAGAGCTAAAGAAGCTGGCTGCGGCATCTGGCGTGTCTGAATCGGCACTCGCCGCTGCGGGGACGCAGTTGGCCAATGAGTCCACGGCCCGCCTGTTCCGCAACGCCAGCCTCGCAAAGCTGCAGCGCGTAGTCAAGTTGCTACTCGTAACTGGCAACGCACTGTTGTACCGCGACGCCAAGCGCGCCAAGTTCCTCGTATGGTCCATGCAATCCTACGCCATGCGTCGGGATGCGATGGGTGATCCGAAGTGCTGTGTGCTCAAGCAGCGTATGCAATTCAGCGACCTGCCGCCGGAAGTCCAAGCGGACGCAGAGGCCAAGCGTGCTCGGCCGAAAGACGCCAACGCCAAGATCGACCTGTATACTGTTATCGAGTGGGTGCAAACCCCGGATGGCAATCGTCGAGCCAAGGTGTGGCAGGAACTGGACGGTAAACGTGTCGGTCCTGAGTCGAGCTATCCGGAACACTTGTGCCCTTGGGTACCGGTGGCATGGAACGTAGCCGATGGCGAACACATGGGTCGCGGGTACGTCGAGGAGTACGCAGGTGCATTCGCTAAGCTCAGCATTGTGAGCGAGCAGCTCGGGCTGTATGAGCTTGAGTCCCTGAATATGCTGAACGTTGTCGATGAAGGTTCCGGCGCGGTGGTCGATGACTACCAGAAGGCCGGCACCGGAGACTACGTACCCGGCAAAGTCGATGGCGTTACATCGTACGAGCGTGGCGACTACAACAAGATCGCTGCCATTAGCAATAGCATCGAGAAGGAAGTCATGCTGCTGAACCGTGCATTTATGTACACGGGGCAGATGCGTGATGCCGAGCGCGTCACTGTGGAAGAAGTGCGGACCATTGCCCGTGAGGCTGAGAACCTTATGGGTGGCAGCTATAGCGTACTGGCCGAGAACTTCCAGAGCCCACTCGCGTACCTGATGATGTACGAGGTTGCACAGGACTCCGACTTCCTGTTGGGTCTGGTGCAGAAGTCATATCGGCCGAAGGTTGTGACGGGCATCCCAGCACTGACCCAGACCGCCGAGGCGCAGTCTTTGTTCAAGGCCACTCAAGAGGTGGCTGCCATCGTGCCGGTATTGAAGGAGGTATCCCCTCGCTTTGACACTGAGAAGGTTGTGGAGTTCATCTTCCGCGCCAACTCGGCACCGCTGGAAACCTTGAGTAAAGATGCAGACACCCTCGCCGCCGAAGCTGAGCAGGAATCTGCAGCCGCAAACGCAAGTCTTGACGTGGCACAAGGCGCACTCGCCGCCACTGAATCAATCCCCGGAGTTATGTAATGTCGGAAGTAATCCCAACCATTCCATCTCTCCCGACCCCGGCCCCCGCAGCTGTTCCCGCAGCCGCGCCGGAGTCTACCCCGGCTGCCCCTACGCAGCACCTCCCCGAAGGCATTGCTGAGCGCGCCGCACAACTGGCTGCACAGAAGCCTACCCCCGAAGTCCCAGAGGTGCGCAAGCCACCTCAGAAGGCAGACACCACCGTCCCCGATCAGAAGCCGACCGACCAGCCCCAGGCTGATTCGTACGCCAACCTGAACGATATGCTCGGTGCTGAGCTGCTTGGCGATCCGCAGGCGGCCGTAGTTGCAGGTATGCTGGAAACGCTGGTGGGCGACTTGGATGTGAACCGTGCCTTTGGCAAGGCCGCAGCCGAGGACGATGCACGCTTCATTGACGAGGCTTATCTCGTCGAGAAGCTGGGCGAGAAGAATGCCAAGCTGGCCGTTGAAGCCGCGAAGCAGCTGCTCGGCCACGCCGAACGTATCAGCAACGCCCTTGAGGCTGAGGTCTTTAAGGCCGCCGGTGGCAAGGATCGAGTCGAAGCTGCTGCCAAGGTGTTCAACGAAACTGCTGACCCTGTGACCAAGGCCGCTATGGCCAAGCTGCTCGACAGCGGTGATAAGGCGAGCATGCAGTACGCGCTCAAGCAGATCGTGGACTTCGCTGTGACCAACGGTAAACTCGTTGTTCATAACGACCCAGCCCTCGGTCAACCAAGCGCAGAGAAAGGACTGACCCGCGACGAATACGTCAAGGCCATCTCCAAGCACAACCTGAGTGATGCAGAGTACACCAAGCTGCAGAATGCACGCCGTCTCGGCATCCAACAAGGTCTTTAATAAGGAAAGCAATACATGGCACTCGCTGATCTGACTCGCCCGAATTGGGGTGGTGTGAACTCCGACGTTGACCTGCATATCGAGGAACACCTCGGTATCGTTGACTCTTCGTTCCAGTACGCCTCCAAGTTCGCTGGCGTGACCAACATCCGTACCCTGCGTGGTACCAACCAAGTACGCATTGACCGCGTGGGCGCCAGCACCGTCGCCGGCCGTAAGGCTGGTGAAGACCTGAACGTCTCCAAGGTCAAGTCGGACAAGTTCAACCTCGTGGTGGATACCGTACTGTACGCCCGCCACCAGTTCGACAAGTTCGACGATTGGGTCGCCTCGCTGGATATGCGCAAAGAAGTTGCCCGTGAGGACGGCATTGCACTGGCCCGCCAGTTCGACCAAGCCTGTCTGATTACCCTGCAGAAGTGTGGCGACTTCGTTGCCCCGGCACATCTGGCAGGCGCCTTCAACAATGGTCTCCTGCTGGCTGCCTCTGTCAGTACCGCTGCCGCCAACGCCGAGGCCACTGCCGCGACCCTGCGTCGTGAGCATCGTAAGGGTATCGAGGCGCTGATTAAGCGCGATCTGGGCGATCAGGTTATGTCGGAAGGCATCACCTACGTGACCCCGGAAATCTTCTCTATGCTGCTGGAGCACAAGCAGCTGACCAGCATCGAGTACGGTGCAGGCGAAGGCGGTAACTCGCTGGTAGCTGGTCGCATCGGTATGATGAACGGCGTCCGCATCGTCGAGACCCCGCGCTTCGCTACCGGCGCCATCACCACCAGCCCGCTGGGCGCTGACTACAACCTGACCGCTGCACAAGCCCGTCGCCAGATGATTACCGTCATCCCGTCGCTGGCTCTGGTTGCCGCCCAGGTACACCCGGTGTCTGCCGACTACTGGGAATGGAAGGAGAAGTTCTGCCACGTGCTGGACACCATCCAGTCGTACGCCATCGGCGCGCGTCGTCCTGACGCCGTTGCTGTGCACGACATTACCTTCACTGCCTAATCGGTAGCGTTGAACTAGGGAGCTGCCTTCGGGTAGCTCCCTTTTTTTAGCTTCCGGCATTTCGGGCGCTAAAGAAAGGGAATCCTAATGAACACACTCGACGCTGTAAACCTCTGCCTACGCAAGCTAGGCGAGAGCGAAGTAACAAGTATTGACGAGCCGTACCCGACGCTTGGTGTCATCGTACCAGCATTGGAGGACAACCGCATCAAGCTGTTGACTGAGGGGCGTGGCTGGTGGTTCAATGCCTACGATGTAGAACTGGCCCCGGACACCAATGGCCTGATCGAGTTACCTGACTCCGTGCTGATGTTCTACCCGGACTCCGATGAGTACGTGTATGCTGGCACGCGGATCGCAAACTCTGGCTCACTGAGTCCAGTGATCGAAGGCGCCGTAAAGGGCCGCTCAATCCTCGACATTGCGTATGAGGAGCTGCCGATTGTAGTGCGCTATACCGTGGCCTACGCCGCCGCACACGAGGTCTACGTGAACGACTTCGGCCCGGACCAGACTAGCCAAGGCATTCAGGCCGAGTGGGCTAGCTGGTACGCCCTCATGGCGTCTGCCAACACCCGGCAGGCTAAGCTGAACATTCGCCAGAAGCCGCACGTGGCGCGCTGGTATCGCAACTTGAGGAACTAGCATGAGCTACTGGGCAGGCTCGTACCGGCAGCTCCTGTTCGGCGTGAGCCAGCAGGTAGCCAAAGACCGGGTAGACGGGCAGAACGAAGAACAACTGAACATGACCTCGGACCTCGTGACAGGTCCGCGTAAGCGTGCGCCGGTACGGGCCATTGCCAAGCTCGGGGCCTACTCCGACCCGGCCAAAATCACCAGTCACCGGACGAATATCGGCGGTGAAGATATGCTGTTGCTGGTCAACACTGCCACAGGTAAACTACAGGTGATCCGCGAGGCCGATGGTACTGAGCTGTACACAAGCACGAACACGTATCTGCTGGCTGCAAGCTGCAAGAGTATCCGCTTCGCTGGTCTTGGGGAGGAGCTGTTCATTGCGAACACCTCAATTAAGCCGACCGAGGTACCTGCCGGCAGCGCCAGCGGACTCCCAGACCCCGCTAAGACCGGGTACGCGTTCGTGCAGTCCGGCGCGTTCAGTAAGATTTATAACCTGTCAATCACCCGGCGGAGCACTGGCGTCACCACGACCGTATCGAAGACTACTAGCGCCACTAGCGCAGCGGACGCCCAGCCCGAG